CAAAGAAGACTTTGGAAAGCAAGACCGGGTGGACATCACCACCAATGGCAAAGACATTCAGACCATGACAGTGCAACAACTGGACGCAGAAATTGAAAGACTCAAAAACCTTACGTCTGAAACAGATTGAATTCCAAAGGCAATATCAATTGCTGACATTTTCGGCATGGTGGAAGTACCACAAACCTGCCCACTATGATTTGCCACCACACATCAAATACCTGTGCAAAGTGGTGGATGATATTGTTGCAGGCAAATTGCAGAACGTTGCCATATCTTTGCCACCCGGACATGGCAAATCAGACACCATCACTAGAAGGTTGCCAGTGTATTGGGCAGAACGCAATCCACTGGATGCAGTGGTGTTCACAGGATACAACCAGACGTTTGCAGAGACACAACTTTCAAAACCTGCACGTGATTTTGCACAGGAATTGGGAATCTTGGACAACAGCACCACTGCCATGAAGAATTGGCAGTTGACCAATGGTGGACGTCTGGTGGCACGTGGTGTCGGCAGTGCACCCACAGGCATCAACCCAATTTCATTGCTGGTGTGTGATGATCCCATCAAAGACAGAATGCAAGCAGAATCCCAAATTGAACGTGACAACATTTGGGATTGGTGGCAAGGCAGTATTGTGCAACGTTTCTTTCCACGCACCAAGGCACTGGTGATTTGCACCAGATGGCACCATGATGATCTGATTGGCAGGTTGCAAAAGAAGAATGATGGCAACTGGACATTCATCAATTTGCCTGCAATTGCAGAAGATGGTGATGTGCTCGGCAGACAACCCGGCACTGCACTGTGGGAATCCGTCAAACCATTGTCATTCCTGCACGCAGTGCGTGAACAAATGGGTGAATACAATTTCAATGCATTATTCCAAGGCAACCCAACACCACGTGAAGGTGCCATGTTCAAAGTGGGCAATGTTGCCTTTGTGGATGCATCAGATTTGCCACCAATGGTGGAATGTGTTCGCAGGTGGGACATTGCCAGCAGTAGTGGCAAAGGTGACTATACAGTGGGTGCATTGATGGGCAAAGATGCTGGTGGCAGATTCTATGTCTTGGACATGGTGCGTGGGCAATTGGGCACTGATGATAGAAACAACGTGATGGTGCAGACAGCAAACAAAGATGGTGCCAATGTACGCATTGTGGTGCCACAAGACCCGGGTAGTGCAGGCAAAGACCAATCCTTAGCGTTCACACGTCTCTTAAGTGGATACAATGTAAAGACAGTGCGAGAAACTGGAAGCAAGGAAACACGTGCAGATGGATTTGCTTCACAGGTGAACGCAGGCAACGTGGCAGTGGTGCGTGCAAATTGGAACAATGCGTGGGCAGAAGAACACAGGCAATTTCCAATGGGTGCCCATGACGACCAAGTGGATGCGACAGCAGGTGCATTCAATGAATTGGCAAATGTGTCAAATGTTTGGGATTGGTAGCAATGAATATCTTTGGGATTGAAATACGTGCAGTGGGCAGACAAAAGAAATCTGTGCCAATGGTGGGTGATGCGTGGGTTGGCAACACCAGCATTCTTGGTGGGTATTTGCGTTATGGTGCCACAGACAGGAATTGGCGTGCAGAAGCAGGACAACTGGAAACAAACAGCACTGTTGCCATCGGCATTTCAAAAATTGCACAGAAGATTTCACAGGCAAAACTATGCGTAAAGACAGACAATCCAGATGGCAGTGTCACATACACCCATGACAAAAACCTGTTTGCATGGCAGATGCCACTGCCACAAATTGATGAAACAGTGTTGCTGAAAACCATTGCCTGTTCACTCAAAATCTATGGCAATGCCTATCTTTTGAAACGCAGATCACAAACAGGATTTCTGATTGGTCTGGCACCACTGATGGTGTGGCAGGTGACACCCAAATCTGATGTACACATTGACGGCTCACCCAACAATGGCAATGAACTGATTACACGCTATCAGGTGACACCTTATGGTGGTGGTGCAATGTTTTATGTCGCACCATCTGAAATCGTGCATTTTCGTGATGGCATGGTTGATCCCAACAACCCGGCACTTGGTCTGTCGGCACTGCTTGCCTGCCTGCGTCAAATCGTTTCAGACAATGAAGCATCCAATTACTGTGCAACCTTGATGTCCAACATGGGCATCCCGGGTGTGATTGTTTCACCCAAAGAATCGAACGTCATTGAACCTACGCAGGAACAACGCAAATCTATGCGTGAAAGATGGCAGTCATTCACACGTGACAGACGTGGACAGATGATGGATTTGCCGGGTGCATTTGACATCAAATCAGTGGCACTGTCACCAACAGACATGAAGGCAATTGAATCCAAGGTGCACACCATGACAGAAATACTTGGTGCACTTGGTGTTGATCCAATGATTCTTGGTCTGCCATCAGACAGCAAGACATACAACAACATGAGTGAAGCACGTGAAGCATTCATCGAAGACACCATCTTGCCACTGCTGTCATTGATTGCCAGCACCTTAAATGTGATGTTCTTCCAAGAAGGTTCATTGCCATTGAAGGACAACCAAAGATTGGCATTTGATTCATCGTGCTATCGTGAATTGGACGAAGACATCACTGCCAAATACGATCGTGCAGAAAAGGCATTCAAGGCAGGTGCATCCACACGTGGTGAATTTCGCAAATCACTTGGATTTCAGGACAATTTGGATGATCCAAGAACGTGGTTTGATATGAACGCACTGGCATCACCTGTGGCAACCAGCACACGCAAACAAAGGTACACACAGCAACAATTTGCCATTGCAGAAGATATTCAACTGCTGATGAACTAGAATGTGCCACCACCACTGCCACCATATCAGAAACACCAAGCACCCACGCATCACTGTGTTCAAACCAACCATGCGTGAAATCCGTGCAGTGCCATCTGCCTTTGCCAACAGTGGCAATTCACATCAGGCATGGTTTGAAGATATGTTGGGTTTCAATTGGAACAAATCTAAAGGTGCCACCACCAAATTGGTTGCCAACACCATTGATGTGCAAAAGTGGGCAGATGATTTCTTTGATGCAATCCTTCAGGCAAATGCCAATTCCCACTGGATTGGACGTGACTTGGTGTCCATCAGCAAAACCAAGTTCAGCACGCAGGACATTTTATCTGCACGTGGCATTGCAGACGATGATGCGGAATACCTGCAAGGTTTCATTGATGACATTGAATCAGGCAGGTACACAGATGATGAAGGCAATTTGATTGAATCACAAATTTTGAATCGGCAGAAACTGTATATGGGCAAAGTGCGTGGCATTGCAGGACAGGCATCAGTGGATAATTTGACTGAAGAAGACCAAATCTTTTGGACACTTGGTGGCAATGAAATGCACTGCGTTGATTGCCCAGTGCTGGCAGGCATTTCACCATTCACCAAATCCACACTGTTCACCACACCGGGTGCCTGTGATACACCATGTTTGGGCAACTGCAAATGCCATTTGCGTCTTCAAATTGGTGATACAATGATTGAAACAATTAAACCTGTGGTATTGATCTAAAATGGCAGAAATCAACATGACACCACCAGAAGCAGTGCAACGTGCGTGCAAACGTGGGTTGGTCATGTTTGAAGAAGGCAAGGGTGGTGATGGGTTGGAACCTGCCACCATCAAAGAAGCACGTTCAATGGCACGTGGTGAAGCACAGACAGAAGCAAAGATACGCAAAGGCAACAGATGGTGGGCACGCAATGAAAGATTCCTTGATGAACCATCTGATTCACCAGCAATGGTGTCTGCCTTACTTTGGGGTGGTGCACCCGGACGTGATTGGTTTCGTAAGGTATACAAACAAATAGTTGACCAACAACAAAAGAGTGATGGCATGGAAATGAACATAAGACAACACAGGCAATTCAATTTGCGGATGGAAGGTGCAGACGCAACCACTGCCGGATTGAAGGGCATGGCATTGATGTATGGCAGAATGGACACTTACAACAGTGTGTTTGCACCCGGCAGTGCCACGTCATGCCTTCCAGACTTTGTTGCAAATGGTGCATTTCTTGGCAACCATGATGCAGATGATCTTGCCATTGGGTACATCAAATCAGCAGTGGACAATGGCAACGGCATTGAAGTGGAAGTAGATTATCACACCACTGGTGATGCACAAGATGCCAGAACAGTTGCCATCGAACGATTGCAGGCAGGCAAGAAGGTTGGTCTGTCCATTGGTTTCACTGTGGGTGATTACAT